GCCGAGTTTTCTAAATAGCTTATTAGAAAGCTCGTGAAGATCACGCCATAAAGCAACTGGAGGCAGAGGAAGAAGATTGCCGGGAACATCGGTATATCCTAGTTTAATATATGGACCGCGAATAGGGCCTTTCCATTTTACGACACGAAGAAGCTTATTGGTCTGTGCACCAACAGTTAAGAGTAACTGCTCACGAGGAAGCCAAATATCACGCAGCCAACATCGATCACGATACTCGTCAGCGGAAGAGTCAGCGGAAATTTCCTCGGCACGACGCTCACCTGCAACGCCGACAGTCGTGTATTCGTCCGGCTTAAGATCTTTCTTAATGTCAGGATCAAGCCATTTAGACTCCATTAAGTCCTCGTAGTCCATCCAGTATTGATTTCCCTCATATGCAATTTGGTCGATACTCTTTGCGGACATATCGAGAAAATAATTATCGAGGGTAACTAGATCAACGAACGGCTCGCCGTAATCGTGACCTATCGCAGATCCAACTTTACTTATTCCAACCTTCACTACGCCCATCGAGAACAGAGCCTCCTGCACAAACTTTCGAAGTGTCTCCGAAAGGTTGATTTCATCAGGAATAAGATTTAGAGCAATCTCAAAATCTTTTGCGAGTGGCTTCAAGTCTTTCTTTTGAGTTGTAATAAGCACACGAGGAGAATGTGCAGCAAGAAGCCTGACGTAAATCTGGACAGCAAGAGAAATCATCGGTACCGGCTGGCGATGCACTGAACCGTATTGTGCATAGTGATAACCGGCATGTTCACGAATCGCAGCGATACGAGATTGCTTCGGCTTCTCTAATTGGCGTTCGCTCCACTGCACGGAAGCAATAAGCTTGTCATACTGTTTCTGCGTGAGGGGATTCTCTATCATAATTATGGTTTCCATCCATCGTTAGTGTCTTCGTGTGCACGCTGTTCTTCACGCATCTTATTTCTCCAAGCGAGACTACCAACTTGAATCTCTTTCGTTTCCTTAACGATGCTCGAACCCATCGCCCGCATTCCATGCCACGCCAATGCGTCGGCGATAACTCGGTCGCCGTGGTTTGCCCTCGCTCCGCTTGGATCAACCTTGCCACATGATTTTGAATGCTCGATGCCCCCATCAGGAGCGAAGATGTATTCGAGAGTTTCGTTCATCGCATCACGCGAGTAGTTGATAAGTTCTCCTTTCTCAACTGCCGCACGATACTCTCCAAGAATTTGTAACTTAATTTCTTTCGTTGTTACAATTCCAGGCATGTCAGACATTCTACCAGAAATGCCTTCTTTCGTCAATCGATAATGGATATTGCCATAACCCAACTCCATTACCCTAGATCCGAATTGACGACCAGGACCGCCTGACTCCCATACCATATAGGCGTTACCAAAAAATCTCGCTATTGCAACTGCTTGCTTTGCAAACTGCTCTGGCCTAACATGAGAGTTTGCATATTCAAATATCTTTGCGTTTGTCGTTCTGTCATAACCGGCTATACAAGAGTTTGATGCACCGGTTCCGGCAGATACATCAATACCAGACGAATATTTATGCTCGATAGGAGGCTGGCCTTTACCGTCCAATAGACACCATAACCTCAAACTTCCAGCAGCATACTCCGTGAATCGAAGAGGATCTCCTGTAGTGTCGTCGTACTCAAGATCACCAATAAGCATCGGCGGTCGAGAGTGCTGCCTAATCATTTCATTGATGGCTGCCGGATTAAAATATTGGAACCCAGAACCTAGGTAGTCGATGTCAAGTTCTTGAGCAATTTCTTGAGGGCTTCCTGTGCGGGTACATTCCTTGTCATACCAAGGCGAACGTAACTTTCCATCAAGAATTGGTTCATATCCATCTGGATATCCCTCGGGGTTGATAATCTTTAGTTTTCCATCTTGATCTGTCGTGTATAGCCCACGAGCCTTTACTGGATGTGAAGACCAATGCAACCGGAGTCGTGCAATTCCGGTTTGACGCATATCGAAAAATGCGGTGTTTGTTCCCGCAGGAGTTGAGTTAAATAATCGACAATTAGTTGCATCGCGTGTTGAGGAGAGGACGCGATGGCCGTCGATGACTGCTGCAAATTCATCGAGTAGAATAACTGTCCGTCTATCTCCACGTGCAACATTACCTGTTGTTGATTCACCATCAATGACTCCACCAGTTTCTGGATTTAGAATATGCAGCTTACTTCGACACGAATCGTCGTACCCGATAGGCAGAAGCCACGATGGCATATGGTCCAGCAAGCAGTCAAGCTTCCAAAACATCGCCTTCGGGTTGCCGGGCTTGTCAACGTACTCTTCCACGCGGGAGACAAACAGGCCGCTGAACCCAGGCATGAAACGCCAGCACCATCCACAAGAGCCTATGCAGATCCACGAGGCACCCATGTCACGAGACTTCTCGATAAGAAGGTCGTGGTTGTTGATCGCTTCAAGGATACTTAAAACACCGTCACGCTGAAACGGATACAGAATAAACGGAACATACGGATTCGACAGCCGAGGATCATATGTCCACCCGAATCCATTCAGGAAGAAGATTGGATCGCGGCGGCAGGCTTCAAGGTAATACTCGGCGGCGTCTGGATCTTTTAGCACTCTCTTCATTGCACTACGACGCCACGAAAGATTACCTTTCATGTCGGTCGGAATACGCGATGCAAATGGCGACGTTACTTTCATTCTTCACCGAATTTATCGCGGCATCGCAAGCAACAAAAAAAGAACACCTTAGAGTCGGAGTCAATCTTAACCTTGATTCCGTCACCAGCGGCACAGATCGCGGAGTTAATAGTACGGCTACAAGATCGACCGAGTGGCTCGTGGCACTTATCGCATTCCGTCACAACTTCAGGCTCATATTTTTTCTTCTTGCGTGTCGCCATTCTCAAACTCCTCTGTTTCAACGAAATCTAAAAACGCCTCGATCTCAGCGAGACTCTTCTTCGTGCTGGATTGAAGCTGACGCTTTGCCTCGTCGCCGTTGTCATTCTTCGCCTCAAGGGAATTCACCTTAGCCATAAAGTCTTTCGGCTCGTCGCAGGCTTGCGTGTAGAGGAACCACGCCGTGTTATTCGGGCACGTAAGAGGCGGCAGCCCTGTGCGGATAAACTCACCGGCAGCGGCCATAGCCCACACCATATTCTCGCGGTACGACTGCTCACGCTCCTCACACTTAATGCAGCCACGGCCCTCTGTGACGACCTTACGAATCTCGCAAGGGTCAGAGTGAAACTCCTTAGCAAGTGCTTCGAGCGTATCGCCAGCCATGTACTTCTTGCGAATACTTGCACGCTCAGAGCTATTGAATTCAGGTCGTGCCATTTATTCCTCGTCGTCCATATCGCAACGGTATCCACAATTCTCGCATAGATCGCCATTAACTTCTTCACCGCAACTTGGACAGCCATACTGAATCATTATTCAATCCTCGCTATCATTCACTGCAAAGTCGCATCTGCAATTCTCGCAGTAGTCGCTTTCGTTGAGTTCTTTTCCACACAATGGACAGTAGTATTGAGTCATAACTACCTCCTAAAATGTTCGGTCGTAAATTCCAGGTGATCGAGTAAACGGCCAGTAGTGCCTACGAGCAAGCTGGCTAAGATAAGATAATCGTCGTCGCATTATGCCCTCGGCTTCTTAAAGGATTTCTTTTTCTTCGATGCAAACACTTCGCGGCGAATACGCTTCTTCTTACGAGTACGGTGTTCCGTAGGCGAATCTTCAGCAGGAGCGAACGGTCCATCATTCTGCGGATCACCGGCATTCCTTGAAATTGGAACCGCCATTATTCACCCATGACTTTGAATGCTTCTTTTCTATCCCCAAGTGCAGCAAATGCACAAAAAAATGCTAGCTCCCAAAAAACAATAAATGGAATTGCTAATAGCAACTGCCACACTACTACAAAGTATTCTTTCATTTCTTTTTAAACCCTTTCTTCTTCTTGACAGCAGGCTTACCTGATTTTTTGGCTTCTTCTTCCCATCGCTCTGCGATTTCAGGATGGGCCATGTGCATATAACGGCGTTGCTTCTTAGATGCGAACGGCATAGTTCACCTACTCCGGAAAGAATATAAAACAAACAGTCAGGAATGCAAGAAGTCCTAAAATCACTATCGACTCCTAAAGGTTAAAAGATGCCCGAGCCAAGGTGCTCCGATTTGAGGCAGTGCACACTTGGCTCGGGCTGCTGGTATAGCGGTTACGATCCGCTTTGCCGCTACTTAACTTCGTTTTGCCGCAGGAGCATCAAACTCCTGTGTACATGTTCCCGCAAATGGAGCCAAAGCGTTTAGGGCTTTAACGTCTACACGCTTCGTTTGCCGCTTGTAGGCGGGAAGGATGACTCCCATCTGACGAAGTTTACCGGAGCGTCCGGCACAACTCTCACGCGACAGGCCGGTCTTCTCGGCCAACTCGACATACGATTCGCATTCGTGGTAAGCTTTCACGAAGTCGAGATTGCTGACTTGCTTACGCTTCTTGACAACAGGCACTTGATCTTCAGACATTCGATCTCTCCTAAAAAGGTTAAAAAGAAACACGTTACTTCTCCCAAGGTGCTCGACCCGGTTGAATGCTGTTTTCTATACTAGCCTCGACATTCGGTTCTGTCAAGGGTTTTTCTTCGACGACGCTACAATCGAGCGGAAAGATACTGATATTCATATCCTCAGTAGAAATCCCATCGGGAACCTTCACGAGATCGCCGTCCTTAGCCTCACGCAGCTTCTTAGCGTATTCGTTCAACTCCTCAACACTCACGCGAGGAGACTTGCGTGTACGCTTCGCTGGAACGGTAATAAGTTCCCCTATCGTATTTGCGTTGCCCTTCTGTCGTCGTCTATTGCCTTATTGGCAGTGTCTACGTTTAGTAAATCATCAGTAACATTATCAACTTGGTTAGGAATGCGTGGTTTATTACACTCCTTGATTTTCCTCATAATGGCACTATCGCCGCGAGGCGACTCTGGAGGCATAGCCAAAGGAGGAATGTTTTCCTCCATCTTTTTCCACGTAATCTTACCACTCAGCACAGCACGTCTAGCTGACTGATAACAGGCATGGCATAGTCCACGATTACGAGCTTCTCTACCACATTCACCTAAGCATTCCATGGAAATCTCCCAGTCTTGTTGAAACACGAAATAATACACTCACGACAAAAGCCATCTTTCCACTCTTTGTTTTCACATCCTTCAGTAACGCATGTTCCCCAGTGAGAATCATCCTTCCTACAGTCAAGGCACCATCCCTCATTTCTAAGCTGCTCCCATACTTCTCTCCTTTCCTCTTTGGTTGACGCCAATGAATTAACGTATTTCTTTGCCTTCTCGTAGCATGTCCGGCATAGACCTCTAGTTTTCGGTTTATTATTACAGTCATGTATTAAGCACTTCATCTTCTTCTCCTTTCGTGACTTTTCTCATTATACAAAGAATCAAATCGGTTGTCAAGTGGTCGGCCTTTCATTACCGTCCAAGTGAGAGAGGTTCGCCCGAACTTTCTGGTGAGTGCACACTCACCATGATCGAACGCGAAAGGGGGGTAAGTTTATACTCACTTTGGAATGATAAGTTATTAAATGGCGAGATTAAACGTAGTAAAAAAGTGTCCGGCGATTTCCGTAGACGCCCTAAGAGATTTCGGAAGAGATTCTGGATTTTTTTAAGTGACGGGTGGTGCGTAAAGCAAAGAGAATATACTTACTTCCTACTACTATACTACTACTAACTACTAATAAATACTAATAAATACATTCATTCTTCAATTCTAACAACATCGATTTCCGAAAAAAAACGGCTATACCCTGCCTGACACACTATAGTTAGGTATTACCTATTGTGATCTCATATGTTCTCACATCCATAAGAGTATGTTAGGAGGGACATATAAGGGATTTCTGGATTTCCTATGCGAGAATCGAAGAGAAAGTCCTTACTGCGTAAGGATTTAAAATTTCCGATTTGATTCAGTAATTCTCGGGACACTTTTAAATCTCTACGGAAATCCTGAATCTCGTCTATTCTCACTCCCACCCGCGAGGTATTCCTCAGAAGTATGGAAATAGGCAGGGAGGGGCTAGAGTCTATTAGATCCCTTCGAATGGGTGGGGGGGTCGGGAAAAGGAATCTGATACGTTCAAATATTTCGAGCAAGCAATATAAGCCCTATGATCGTCATAACTAGCGTAGCTGTATGCTGTTGTGGCCTATAATGCCGCGTTTCAGGCCGCTATGTTATCCTATCGATCAACACAGCGTATTATCTTGATACATTAGCATGGCAATGATGTATGTGATGTATGCTATGCTACCTAAGAGTAGGCTAGTCCCCCTGCCCTATGATGTATAGTCAGATCATACGTGTATACACACACTGACATTGCCTACATATTAGGCATAACCTGCACAATCATTAAGCATATACCTCACATTGACTACATTACCCTGCTATCAGTGACGCTCTAGGATGCTCTGTGTTGCGTCCAAAATGCAAACGAGTGTAAACACTCACGCAAGCTTACAACGCATTAGGTAGCATTCTACGCATTACAACACAATTATGTGCCGTAATCATCGTAACTATCGATACAACACAGCAAGCAAGTCTTTCACGCTCCAAAGATCTGCAATGAATCATCGACCTATTGGACGGCAAAGAATCGACGTATTTATACTGTGATAACTTGACTGGATTCAAACACAACATAGAATTAAATAGAAAGTTAGAGGTGAAACAATGCCAGTATCAGAAGTGTTTACGGTCATAGCAATCGTGTCTTTCGTTTTTCTCCCAGTATTCGGTATGCCAGATGTAGGCTGTATATCGATAGTCTTATTTAATGCAATAGCAGCCTACATTACACATTAGCTGTGGCTTTCCACAATTTCCTAAAAAATAATTTGACAAGATTGCAGCCTAACATAGTCTTTAATTAGAAGGGACGGGCAACATGAGCGGAACAATTACAAAACGTCATGTCTTCCATGTATGGCAAGTCTTTGGTCTGAAAACAGCTATACGCTTACTACT